GAGTGGTTGCAAGCTGGGGAAGGTTGGGGAGATCAGCGGTTAGTGAGGGAAATGACTACCTTTGTGAGGAATAAGAATGGGAAGGGAGAGGCTAAGGCTGGGACAAATGATGATGAAGTTTTGGCTTTTGGCATTGCTCTGGGGGTGGACTTACTGGCTCCTAAGGAAGAAGTTAAGCGGGAAGTGAAGAGGAGAGAGGATGGCCTTCCTGATAATCTTTTTAATTTAGCTTCGCTGAGGATAGAAGGTGGAGGAGAGACTATTGAAGAAAGGTGCCTGGCTACAGTGATGGCTAAGGTAGGAGAGAGAAAAGTTCAAGAGGATGAATTCTACGAGAATAGTCTTGACTTAATGGCTATGGGATAATAAGGGGAGGGAAGAAGAATGGGAGCACTGATAGAGGAGAGTAAAATTATAGCCGTAGCGAGTAGTGAAACAGTCTCAGCAAGTTTTAGTATTCCTGCTTGGGCGATCTTCACTGGGATGTATTTTCCTGATATGGATGCAGGGGCTATTGGTCTTGCTGTGAGTATTGATGGGACTAATTTTTATCCTGTTCTTGATCCAGTTGATGGGATTGACCTTGTTCTTTGTGCCAGTGGCTCTGATCCAGGCTTGTTAGATATTAGTGATTTTGTTAGGTTTATTCAGAGTAGCTGGTTAGTTAGGATTACTTGTGCAGCTCAGACTTCTGGGGCAGTGGATTTGACTGTTGGTTTTAGGGGGTAAGCTGTGGAAAAGAGTAAAATGAAAAAGATATTTCTCGGTGGTACAGGGAGAAGAGGGAGGAGTGTTTTTAGTGATTATTATGCTTCTAATCCAATCACTCTTGCCGCTGACAAATCAGCTGGACTGGTTACAAGTGCTGATCAGGCCAGTACGGCTACTCCGACAAATGGAATTGTAGCGACGTTTGACAGGACGCTTGTTGCGAATGGGGTGGAGAAGAGTTCGAGTTCGTTTTTTAATCATGCAGTGAACGGGTATGATACTTTTAATGGTGCCTCGGCTGACGGGTTCCATGCTATTTCGGATGGTTCTGGTGTTGCTGGTGCGGCAACGAGTGACAATATTTCTATTGTTTCTGGAACTAAGTACCGAGTATCGTGGGGGAATGTACTTGCCAGTGGCGCGGCACCAAGATTGATAGTTAGAGAGCAAGTCTTTACTGGCACGGTTTATGCGCTTGTTGCTGATACAGAGGCAGTTTTATTCGTTGAGTTTGTGGCTTCTGGAACTGATACCGTAGTTGCTTATTTTGATAATCAGGCCGAGGCAACAGAGTACACAATTTCCAGCTTTACTTTTCAGGAAATGCAGCCAACTGCCATCCTCACAAAGAGAGTAGCAAGTGCCGCAACTGTGCTTGATACGAACTATGTAGATTATTCGGCGGCGGCTGGACTCGTTACGATTAAAGACGGGACGGCGGTTACCTTAATTTACAATAACGTCGTCTTGTACCGGGGAACTGTCGCAGATGTCTCAGTAATCTATAACAAGCTTCATGCTAAGTTTGGTGACTCCACAGCAGCAGCAACGATTATCCGTTTTGGAGTTGGCGATTTAGTCTCAACTGGAACATGTACCCTGAATACGATTTACAAAGTCAGTGTAACTCAAACTAATAATTACGGAACTGGGGTAGTTGCTGGAAATATATTCGTTTCAGCGGGAACGGAAACGAATGATGCTAATAACAAGGTGTGGGCGGTAAACACAAGCTAATGAGATACTTACTTCTTATAGGTTTACTTTTTGGTTGTTCTTATGACTCAGGTCTTAGGGGTAACTGTGTTTCTCGTGCTTTTTATCAAGCATCCTCAAGGGTGCTTCAGAAGAATCAAGAAGTTCGCTTCATTGTATCTCACATTCACAAAGGTGTTGATCATATTCAGGTGCAGTTTAAAGAAGATGGAGAGTGGAAATATTCTTCTCAGCAAGGTAGTGTTATTCTTGAAGGTCAGAAACATTTTGCAGCTAATCCTTATAAGTATTTAACTTGGAAAGAACTTATGTCTGAGCTTAAGGAGAAATTTTAATGGATATACCTACAGGGGCAGAAGGAGGTATTGTTGGTGCTTTTGGTTTGTTAATAGCTTTTGTAGCTAAAGGAAAGTTTGTAACTAAACCAGATCTTGAGCGACATGAGGATACTTGTCAGAATAGAGTGTCAGATCAATTTAGTCATATGAATGAGACTCAAGAAAGACTTTTTGAGCGTGTAGAAAATTTAGCTAAAAGTGTTGCTAATCATCAAGGGCGAGTTGATCAGTATATAAAAATGACTGAGGATCAAAAGATTTAGGGAGTCTGAGATGGGTGATTTAACTAATAACTTTAGCCGTTCGGAGTTTACTTGTAAGTGTGGCTGTGGGATCTGTCGAGTTGATGAGCCTTTTATTCTTAGACTTCAGTTAGTTAGGAACCAAGCGGGCTTTGCTTTTACTGTTAATAGTGGTTGTAGGTGTCCTGAGCATAATAAGGATGAAGGAGGAAAGCCTGAGAGTGATCATCTGACTACTCAGGAAATTAGTTGTGAAGGAGTGGATATAAAGATTGAGAACTCTATCCGAAGGTTTAGAATAATCGAAGCTGCTATTGATGCTAAGTTTAGACGGATAGGGATATATCCTAGTTTTATTCACCTAGGAACTGCTTTAAGAAACCCTCAACAGGTAGCATGGTTAGGTTAATGATAGAACTTAGATATAAAAAAGGTTACAAGTATCAGCTTACTGATTACTTCAGGATTCAGTTAGAGATCTTTCCTGAGAGGGAGGTTAAAACTGACTGGATTACTTTCTTTGCTGATGGAGTTATGCTCCTGAAAAAGGGCTATGCCTGGGATGGTCCGAGTGGGCCGGCAATAGATACTCCTACTTTTATGATTCCTAGTGGTATTCATGACGCAGGTTATGAGTTAATTAGACTTGGATTGTTACCATTAAGTTTTAGGAGTAAATTTGATAAGGAGATGCAGAGACTTAGTGGATTAGAAATTGAATATGAGAAAGGTGACAAGATCATTCGAACTAAGATGTGTAAGGCTAGAAGGTTCTGGACTTACTATGGAGTTAAGTGGTTTGCTCGAAGAGCAGCATCCACAAGAAGAAAGAGAAAGACTATGATAATCCGTTTAACGGATTTGTCGAGTGGAGGTGGAGATGTTTAAGGATGGGTTGATTGTTACCTTGTTAGAGAGGATTAAAGATTTAGTTGAAGGGGAGGATAGAGCCGTTAAGGCACTTGAACGGGAAGTTGAGTTGCTAAGAGAGCAGAATCAAGATCTCTTTGCTAAGCTTATGGCGAGAGATTGGAGTGAGTATGTACTTGGGACGAGAGTGGGGAAGGAAGAGAAAGAAGAGAAGAGAGAGCTTGCTCCAGAGGAGGATGAAGAGAATGCTGGAGTGGCTATGGAAATAGGAGGACCTGATGACTCTGGGGAGTAAAGCAGCTGATTACTTAAAGAAGGTAGGAAAGAAGACTAAAGGGATTGATGCTAGTTACTGGCCTTTGGTTAAGGAGAAGTTTGAGCTTGGGTTGACTTTGAGGAGACCTTATGAGCAGCAGTGGGTTATTAATTTAGCCTTCTTAGGGGGTAAACAATACTCTTTTTTTAATACAGCAGCAGGGATGCTCCAAGATCTTAAGACAGTTAGGGGGAGGATAAGGACTGTTGATAATCAGTTGCTTCCTAGGTGGAGAAGGCAGGTAGCTGATTTGGTTAAGAGTGAGCCGCAGATTAGTGTTGTTCCAGCTACTATGGAAGAAGAGGATATTAAAGCTGCTAAGGTTGGTGATAAGGCTTTGAAGTTCTTCTGGACAAGTAATCGGATGAAGAAGAAACAGAGATTGCTAGCTGGTTGGATATTCTCTTGTGGGAATGGGTTTCTGGATGATCGGTGGAATCCTAAGCTTGGTCCGATTACTGTAGGGGAAAAGGGAGATGTGGTTTACTCAGGGGATGTAGACTGTGGAGTCTGGGGGCCATTAGATATTCTTGTTCCTTTTATAAGCATGGGTGGACATGACTTGCATGGATTTCCTTGGCTGATTAAACAGAAGTGGAGAGATCTTGATTATTTGAAGGGGAATTACGGGAGAGGGAAAGAAGTTAAAGAAGAGACTAAGTCTTTACCTGTTGCTGGAGCGAGTGTGCTGACAGGAGGAACTGGACAAAGCGGAGGAGTTAATGTCCCGGGTGCTGTGTTGATTGAACTTTACATTCAGCCGAATATGGAGTATCCGAAGGGCTTGTTTATTACTGCAGCTAATGGGATTATTCTTGAGAAGCAGGATTTTCCTTTTGTTAAGTATAACCTTGAGCATTTTAAGGATATTGATTCTCCTGGAGTTTTCTGGGGTAGAGCGACTATGACTGAAGCTATTCCTCTTCAGAAAACTTGGAATAGGACAGTAAGTTCTATTGCTGAGTTTAATAGGACTATGGCTAAGGGGAAATGGCTGATTCCTAGGGGGAGTAACATAGAAGTAGATCCTGATGATACCCACGGGCAGATGGTTAATTATACTGCTGTGATGGGGAGTAAGCCTGAGTCGATGACACTGAAGGGTATGCCTGCTAGTCTAGGGGATATGCTCTCGATAACTAGGAACTCAATGGATGATCTCTTCTCTAAGCATGAGGTTAGTCGAGGGACTAATAAGAGTGATATTAGAAGTGGAGAGATGGTAGCTTTGCTTCAAGAACAAGATGCTCATGGGAATATTCCTACTCATGCTCTTTATGAGGAGAGCTTGGAAGAGGTTATGGGTAGGGTGTTAAGGAGAATAAAAGCAGGGTATGATACTAAAAGAATGATCTCGGTTGTGGGAAGGGATAGTGACTTTGAGGTTCTTGCCTTTCAGGGGAGTGATCTTAGGGACTCGAGGGATGTGAAGGTTAAGAAGCAATCGAGTCTTCCCGACTCAAGGATAGCGAGAGAGGCTCGGGTTAAGGCAAACTTTAAAGATGGAATTTATGGAGATCCTCTTGATCCTGAGGTGAGAAGGCATGTGGCTAATTTGCTTGAGGATGCTCCAAGTAATATTCTCTTCTCTGAGGTTAAGGCAGATGAGCAAGTGGCTAAGTGGGAGAATACGATTCTGATGAGTGAGGAAGAAGGGGTTTACCTGGGTAATGATCACGATAATGACTCGGTTCATCTTAAGGTACATAACCTTCATAGGAAAGGGATGGGCTATCAGAAAGTTAAGGTGACTAATCCTGAGGGTTATGGAATGATTGAGCAGAAGTTTTCTGAACATCTGATGTTTCATCAGGAAAGACTGGCTGAGCAAAGACAGGTTGCTTTAGAAGAACAGAAATTTCTAACTGGTAAAGGAGGCGAATAATGGCAGGGAAGAAAAAAGAAAGAGATCTTGTGGAGATCTGGAGGGAATTTGTCTATGCTTTGATTAAAGCGAAAAGACTCTGGGGAGAGTTTTCTGAGAAGGCTCAGGGGACTTCCTCGCTGGATAACCTTCCTCCGGATATTCAAGATGTTCTTGCGAGGGTTAATATCTGGTGTACTTTTGAAAATGCCCTGGATGGTATGATTAGTTTCTGGGCAAGTCAAGGTGGGATTGAGGTTTTTCTAATTGAAGAGGAAGCTAAACAGGAAGAAAAGGAGAAAGAAGATGGCTGATGGAGATGATAAAAGTAACGATGGCTCTGCTGATAAAGGGAGTAACAGCGTTATTAAGATTATGGTAGGGGAAGAAGAGAAGAGTTTCAGTGCTGAGGATGTTAAGAACTTAGTCGCTCAGCAGGCAGCAGCAACTCAGATGAGTCAGGATATGGCTCCTTTTAAGAAAGTACTTGACAAGTATGGTACGGATGCTGAGACTTATCTGGGTCAAAGTGAAGGAGCGTTGACCGCGGTTAAGAGGGCAATTGACGCAGGGGTTATTGACTCAACTACTGGGGAGATAATTAAGAAGGAGATAGAGAAGAAAGGTGGCTTGGGAGATGATGACCTTAATCTAGGTGGAGAAAAGGGTGTTGGGAATAAGACGCTTGAGATTATTAATAAAGCCTTGGGTGAGAGACTTGATCCGCTAGAGAAACAGATCAAGAGTCTTGAACAGGAAAATCTCAGTCTTCTTAGAGAGGACACGAGCCGTAAGATTAAGGAAAAGTTTCCGGGGTTTACTGATAAGGATGTTACCCGACTCTTTCGGCGGGCAGGTGGTGATCAGAGGAAGAGTTTGACTGAGCACGCTGAGATGTTGAGAGAAGAGATGACTGGGGAACACGAAGCGGGGGAAGCGGCTATGGCGAAGAAGTATGGCTTGGATCTTGAGACCCTGAGGAATAACCTCAAGGAGCAAGATGATGGTGGAGGAGGAGCAGCAGCTCTTTTCAAGGGGAAGAGGCTTTCTTTTAAGAGAGGGCCAGGTTCTATGGGGGATAAGGATGCTGTAAGACCTCGAGAAGCCATGCAAGAATTTATGAAGAAAGCACTTTACACAGAGGAGTAAAAAATGGCTTATACAGGATCAACGGCAGGTATTCTGTCGAATTACAGTGAGGTCTTGAAGACTTACTATCTTCCTGCTATCCAGGAACAGTTGAATCATGACACTGTTCTTGCTGATCTCATTGATACTAATGAGACGGATGTTAGTGGAAAGAATGCGACTATTCAAATGCACTATGGCCGGAGTGGTGGTACTGGTGCAAGAGCAGATGGGGCTGCATTGCCTGATGCTGATTATCAGAAGTTTAAAACTTGTACTATTCCGATGAAGTACAACTATGGTCGGGTTATTTTCTCAGGTCCGACTATTGCGGCAACGAGAGATGAGAAGGGTAGTTACGCTCGAGTGATTGATACTGAGATCTCCGGGATTGTAACTGACCTTCAGAAGGAAGTCAATCGTCAGCTCTGGGGTTGTGGTATGGGAGTTCTGGCAAGATGGGAGACTGGGAACTCGTCTTCGATTACCCTTGCTAAACTCTACCGAAGTAATGCTGTAGGTGGTAGTGGTTTCGGAAGTACCTTTGGAGCTAAGTATCTTAAGGAAAATGGTCATGCAGTTGCTGTTGTTATTACCTCAGCATCTCCAATTACTGCTATGACTGTGGCTACTCAGGACATTGCAGTCTCTGCAACGGATACTACCTCGAGTGCACTCGTTGATACTATTACTTGTACGGATACTGGAGTAGTTAATGCCTCTGGTACCTGGTTCATTCGTCCTGCTTCGATGGTGACTGCAACGTCTACAAGTACTGCTGGAACCTGGAGAAAGGAAATGATGGGTCTGAGGGGGATTGTTGATAATAAGAATATTGATGATATCCTCCCTTATGATGGTACTTATGACGCAGGGACTGGTTACTTTGTAGTTGAAGATCCACTCCAGGGACTTGATACTGATTCCTATGACTGGTTCAAGGCTACTGTAAGTACTCATGCTTCGGGTAGGTATGCTGGGCAAAGGGCGCTGACTCTCGACCTGATGCAGGAAATGTTTGATGATGTAGAGGATGAAGCTGGTAAGGACTATGGTCCTAATGTCATTATGACTACGAAGGCTATTCGGAGAAAGTACTTGACTCTGATGCAGGCTGATCGTAGGAATGTTAATAATATGGAGTTGGACGGTGGTTGGACAGCACTGGATTATAATGGTATCCCCTTGATGGCTGATAAGGATGCTATCGACGGTGAGATGTACTTTCTGACTACTAAGGACCTTAACATCTATCGTATGAGTGACTATGAGTGGATGAACTTTGATGGAGCTGTACTTAGTCGGATTACTGAGTATGACGCTTACGAGGCAGTTTTGTTTAGGTATGCAGAGATGGGGACTACTCGAAGGAACTCTCAGGGGGTCATTTGTGACCTTAGTTATTAGTAAAGACTAGGTCCCTTCTTCCACTAGATTCGTCCGTTAAACGGATTAGTCTAGTGGATGGTGAGGGTTGGCTGTTAATTCTCTCTGAAAGGAGAGGGCGGTGGGTGGGAAAAGAAAAGGGAAAATATCATGAGAATTGGAAGTATTCATACAAGTTTAAAGGATAGGCTTAGCGCCTACCCCAGAAGGATTTTTCATGTTTGTAAGGAAGATGCAGGAAATGCTGACTATTTGTATGATCAGGTAGGGGATGGAAGGCTTTTCCATAAGATTAATGATGCTATAGCTGTAGCGCAAGATTATGATGAGGTTGCTGTCTGGCCAGGGCAGTACAAGGAAGATGCGACTATTGCGATTACTCAGGATAGTTTGAAGTTGAGGGCTGTTGAAATGCCTGAGTGGGGTGGAGCTGCTATTAGGACTGAGATTCGTCAGTATGACAATGTTGACACTCCTTGTATTAGTATCGAAGGAGCACATAATGTTGAGGTAGGGGGTTTTCGAATTACTCCTTATGATCCCGGCACTGACAGTGTTGGAATCAATGTTTCTCAGGTAACAGCTTCTTACGGAGCTGTTATCCATAGGAATTACTTCTATGGTATGGGGAGCTCAGCAACTGGCCCTTGTGGTATTCAGTTAGGTACCATTGATACACTTAACGCTGATTCTGCTTTTATCTATCGGAATAAGTTCCGCTATGGTGGAGCTTCGAATGATAGCGTTGCACAGCTTATGTGGAACTACGCTCATGCCGCAGTTGTAAGAGAGAATGATTTTTATGCAATCGGGAATACGGCTAACGGTGGCAGTATTCGGATTGACGATGCTGCCGGTATGCGTGGAGGCATCTTTGATAATCGTTTTATAAATATCGAGATTGCTCTCAAGGGTTCAAACAATGTCTGTATCGCTAATCCTACAGCAGCCGGTGGAGGGGTAGCGATTGACGGTAATATGTTTATCAATTATGCTGCCAATGCTCAGTGTATAGCTGATCTTGATGACGAGACTCTTGGCCGCAATTACAAAAACGAGACGTTGATAGCATCTGCTACCTAAGGAGGTCTTATGGTTATTACTTGTCATGCTTGTACTGATGGAACAACATCGGCAGGAGAAACTTGTAGCACCTGTAAAGGAGGTGGCAAGATAGACCTTACTGATGCTGCTTTCGTGCAGATTAAACATGGACCGATGATTTCGCTCACTGGAGCTATATGGTCAAGTATTCTTGAGAAGCTTGATGATCTCACGGATAAGGTAGACGATGTCCAGGATAAGTGTAATGACATCTTCGAGAAGGTTAATGTTTAACTAATCATTTCCGTTTAACGGATTAATAGAGTTGGGGCGGTGTGGTGACTGCCCTGACTCTCAACTAAGGGGGCAACCAAATGGATCTAGATAAATATAAGTATGAGAACTTGATCGGGATTGACTTGCTTGGGCCGATAGGGGAGGATTTGGAGAGAGGAGATTTCTGGTTGGATGATAGTGACTGGAAGTTGCATTACAAGGCTAGGTTGTATTCTTACTCTCCTTGGATTACAGCAAGGTTTGCAGAGGATAGGGACTGCACAAGGGCGCAGTTGTACTTTCAGTGTTATGGGTTTATTCCAAGGTTATGTAGGGATTGCTGGAAGTTCTTGTGTAAGATGCAGTCGTTAAGACAATTGGTGAAGATGGTAGAGGTGCAGTTGGAGATGGATCTACCTAGTAAGTGTGGGTATGAGGAAGAGAAGGATAGATGGAAGTCAAGGAAAGGTGGGTTGTATTCTGGATTTTGGTATGGAAAGATAGGGGAAGGGTTGGAGGGAGCGCTTGGGTTGGAGAAGAAGGTGAATGAAAGGCTTGATAAGACATTTGATGGAGAGGTTAGAGGGAATGTGAAGAGGGGTTGTTCGGAGATGGAGAGAGCATTCGGTGATACAAAGGGTTGGGATGAGTTGGCTAAGAAAAGGAACTGGGATGGGAGAGAAGAGTTACTTGACTCACTCTTCTGTCATAAGAATGAAGCAGCTATGACGCAGGAAAGGCTTGACTGGGAGAGAGGGCCTATTAAGATTAGTAAGATGCTTCAGATGATTAGCTTTGCTGCGAAGAATGGTGATATGACTTATCTTGATTTTAAGAGTGAGCCTTTTGCTTCAGATCTTAGGGTTTACACTGAGGAGGATCTGTGATGCTAGGGAAATTCAAGGCTAGAAATGATGCTGTAATGGCTCCAGATAGAGGGTTTACTAAGCAGCTTAAGAAGCTCGATCCTGAGTATGAGGTTGTGTGGGACTGGGGAAGTGAGGTCTGGGAGATCTGGAGGGTTCCTAAGGATAAGACTAAGAAGTCTTGGCATATGACTACAGTGGCGACTAAGGGTAAAGGTTATAGGGAGTTAGGTGCTGATGTGCTGTTGCATCTGCAGAAGAGTCTGTTTCTTAATGAGAAGTATAGTGCTAAGCAGCTTGCCGATTATCTGGATGAGATGGATAATCAAGTGATGAGGAAGAAAGAGAAGACTTTCAGGGATAAAATTAAGGATATGGCACTGGATACGAGGGCTAATATCCATTGTAAGATTATTCAAGTTCCTAGGGAATTTAAAATAGGGAGGGTGGTTAATGGCTGAGGAAGAGAAGGTGGAAAAGTTTAAGTTGAGTGGAAGTCAACTTGCTTGGGTTAAGGAGTTTAAGAGGGTTAATCAAGTGAGTGAGCAACTGGCTGAGGGGATTCAGATTAGATTTGGAGAGATGGAACAGATGCAGAAAGCTCATGCTGAGGTGAGTGGGAGGAAAGCTGAGTTGCTTAAGATGGCTCCGCTGAAGGACTTAGAGGAATTGCCCGGGCAGAGGAGTGAGAGATGAACACTTACGAGATGCTCCAAGAATTAAGAGATAACATAGGGGAGACTACTGCTGCTCAGTGGGGGGATAGAGGACTTCTCAGGAAGCTCAGTATGTGTCATAGGAATGTAGCTATGAAAATGATGCTCTCTCCAGGGGATTGGCTGATGACTTCGAAGGCGATTACTCCTGTAGCGAGTGTGATCACTCTTCCGAGTGACTGTGCCAAACCAGTCTATCTGGAGATTACTGATTCTGAAGAAGAGATAGCTATTGAAGGGACAGTTAGGGAGCGGAAATACTCAAGGTCTAAAGGGGTTAACATAGATCATGGGAGATTGACTGCTTACTTTGTAGGGAATACTCTTGAGGTTAATCAGGATGGTTTTACTTCTGGAGTTACCCTTTGGTATCAAGAGAGGATTATTGATCTCTTCGCTGGGACAGGAGATACAGGTTCGACTACTACATCACTAGTCTTCGCTGCAGCTGATGGTCCTAACTTTACTGATGATTACTATAATGGAGCTACGGCTGAAGTGGTTGAAGGGACAGGAGTTGGGACAGTGCTGACGATTAGTGATTATGTAGCAAGTACTAGAAAAGCTACAGTGAGTGCCTCTGTGAGTACTGATACGGTCTTTGGGTTGGTTAGTCCTCTTCCTCAGGAGAGTCATAATTTGATTGTTATCTCGGCTACTCTGCAGGCGCTGGCTAAACCAGACAGTACCCTTGACCAGGAAGTCTTCCAGATGTGGACAGTGCTGAAAAGAGATGCTGACCGGGACTGGAAGAATTGGATAGCGACTAGGGAAAGTGGTACAGGACATGTTCGGACTACGGAGTTTGACTAATGGCTAATAAAATCTTTAGTGAATCCTTGGTGGGTAGATATGATGGAGTTACTAGTCCTTTGCAGCTGCCTCCAGGCGGAGTGAGTGATGGGACTAATGTGCGGAAGATTTCTCCAGTTGGAGGATGGAAAGCAAGGAGAGGTTGTGTCCTTAATAATACTACTCTGATTGCTTCTGCTGCTGTTAAGAGTCTTCATAAGTATGAGAATCCTAAAAGTGGAGATTATCATCTGATCGCTCAGTGTAATTCACTCCTCTACGATGCTACGAATGATCCTCCAGCCGCTGGGACTACCTTTGGGACAAGTCTTGGCGTGACTGCTGGGACTACTCCAGGGTTCTCAGATATAGTAGGAGAGAGTTGGTTCTATGCCGATGGGACTAGTGCTCCTATTGTTTACTCAGGAGATACTCCTTATCCGATAGGGTTCTTCGTCTATGATGCTAGCTCAGCTAGTTATATGGATTATACTAGAGAGGTAGTTGATAAGAGAACTTCAACGACTGCTATTGTTTTAGAGGCAGCAGCGGATAAGATTTATCTTATCACTGGAGAGAAGTGTGAAGGGTTTGTAATTGATCTAGGAAGTGTGAATAGTAATGCTGAGACTATGGCTGTTAAAGCTTGGAGAAGTGGAGCATGGGCTTCTGTAGCTTCGCTGGTTGATGGGACTTTGGATACTGCAACTAGTACTAAGACTCTTGCTAAGGACGGGACAGTTACTTGGACGAGGGATACCTCAGATACTATGAGGATTATCGGTAATACTATGGGGTATGTCTATGAGATTGGATGGACTGGAGCACTGAGTGGGAATGTGACTGTTCTTGGAGTGACTGTCAAGATGGATGCTGACATTATGACTAATAAGTGGAATGGTCAGTGGGACTGGGTTACAGGAGCTAAGTTCTTTGATGTGAGTGGAGGAAGTGGAGGAACTGGGATTTATGTAGATAAATTTGGGTCAGTGGTTAATGAGAGTACTGCTCAGTATCTTGATTTAAGTTCAGCAGCTACTGGAGATTTTCTTTACTTGAAAGCGGGAGAGCCGGTAACTGGTTGGGGTTTTGGAGTTGTAGCTGATTATGAGAATAGTAATAATGCTCAAGTTGACCAGATAGATTACTGGAATGGAGCAGCCTGGACAGCAATAACTACGGGGATTATTGATACTACTCTTGATGAGGGAAGTACTGACTCTTTCTCAGGTACTGGAAGGATTACCTTTAATGGAGCTGGGATTACTCCAGTTAAGAGAACTTTAGAAGGTGATGATCTTCCTGGATATTGGTATAGGATAAGTTGGGATGCAGCACTAAGTGCAGATATTAGGATCTTTGCTATAGTCTATGCAGCATTTCCTAAGGCTCTTCCAGTAGCTAAAGGATGCATTGAGTTTAAGGATTATTTGTTCACTTGGGGAGATCCTGAATTTCCTAACCGACTGAGGTACTCAGCTGGAGGTTGGCCAGACTGTTTCTCTGGAGCAGGGAGTGGCTGGACTAAGGCTGCTGGAGGTATGAGTGCAATTACCTGCGTTAAGAAATTCTATAATGAGCTTATTGCTTGGAAGGAAGATGGGATTTATCTTCTTGAGGGTTTCAGTCCAGCTACCTTTGGTTGGCTTAAGCTGACTGATGCTGTAGGGTTAGCTAGTCCACAGACTGCTCACGTGGTTGAGGTGGGTAGTCCAGGGATGAATACTCAGGAGCCGTTGAGTATTGCTGTGTGGGAAGATACTGATGGAGTTTATGTTCTTGATGGGAGAAAGCCTAGGAAGGTTAGTGGGCCTATTGAGAAGTACTTTGATCCTGAGTATTCTGTAGCTATTGCTGCAGCGAGTATTAATGTACTCAGTGCCTTTTCGGATAGGATTAAGAATGAATATCATTTGCTTCTTCCTGCGGGGGAGTTAGTCTATAATGTTCTTACTGATGAATGGTATCCTCCTTGGAGTCGGGCAGTCTCGCTGACTTGTGGGTTAGGTCTTAAGGGGACAGACAATAGACAATATACCTATGGAGGGAGTGGAGCTGGACTTGTCATGAGACTTGAGAATGATACCTCAGATAAAAGTACTGCTAATGCTGATGTAGCGATCTCTCATTCGGTTAAGAGTAGAGCAATCTCTGCTGAGCAGGAAGGGACTACCTCAGCTGTTTTTACCTTAAGGCATATCTGGGCTGAGATGAAAGCTCAGACAGCAGGGACTGTTACTACTAAGACATTTCGGAACCTTGCCTCAAGTGGGACTGAGCAAGCTGTTCCAAGTGCTATGACTTTAGTTAACTCAGGTTTTGCCTTAGCAATTCAGAAACTTAACATGGCAGTGGAGAATTGTGCTTCTTTTCAGGTAGAGTTTAGTCTTGCTACGATTGATCAAGAACTTGAGATTTACTCTTTTCTCTACGACATTGGTCTAAGGGGGACTCCTCGTGACTAGTAGCTTAAGGAAACCTTATCTAATTCAGAAAGGGCCTAGAGCATTCTTCTCTACTCCTGCCCGTGCGCTTGAGGAGAGTAGGGTAGCTGAAAGTGTTCTTGAGAAACCTTATCGACAGACTGAGTATAATCAGATGCACCTTGATGTTCCTGCTCTTGGAACTAACTCACCATTCACTCCAGGTGTTTATCCTAATTACTTTGGAGGAAGTGCTTCTGGATCAGCTGAAGGAAAACTTCTCTGTAGCTATGTTGATAATGCCTGTGAGTTTGGTATTAAGTGTGTCGCTGATGTTAGCTTGGGTGGACCAGATGAGGGAGATATGGGTTATCTCGAGCCAGTGGTTAGTGACGGAGAGATAGAAAGTTGGTCAGTCTCAGGAAGTCAAGGACAGAATATAGATATTGAGCTTAATTCACTTAGGTCTAAGCATGTTATAGAGGTAGCCTTTAAAGATGGTTGGGGGAATGTTTACTCGGAACTTATTGATATAGCTTGTAATCCTCCCTGGGGACCAGAACTTCCTCTTTCTTTTTCTCAGATAGATACACTGTTAGACTGGGTAGTAGATGGAGATGTTATCTATGCAGTAGGAGTAAAGTACAATGCAGGAGTATTTGACCTCTATCACGCTTATAGAAATGTAGATGTTGACTCTTGGACGGAGGAGTTAATCCAAGCTTCAGTAGGTACTGGTACTGCAGTAATTAATATAGACAGTAGCGGAGATAGTTGGATAGTTATGCGTGTTAATCGTGACTTAATCTATGTTTTTGATAATAGTGGAGTAGGATGGACAGCTACACCTATAGGACTTACTGATATAATTAATGCTGGAGTAACTTGGGTAGCTTCTGGAAGTGGAACAGGGGAATACTATGTAGTTGCTACTGGAGGTGGAGGAGATCCTGGGATTAATCCAGTTGCAGTGAGGATGAATGGGAGTTGGGTAGCCTCAAGGAAACTCGGCTCACTTGCTGCAGGAACTTGGGGTTATGGAGATAATGATTCTCTTGGTTTTGATACTACCTATGTTAGACTTAGTGATGATACTGATCCAGATACTAAAGGAGGAGGTTATCTTTATAATGGAGTTACTGGAACATCAATCTCAGCTGTACTTGATAGTAGTAATAAATTGCATGTGGCCTTGCGAAAGGTACCAGAATACTTAGCTTATCTTAGAAATACAACAGGAAGTTGGCAGTGGGAGATAATTAAAAGAAGAACAGGAACTGATCAAGTAGGAACACCAGTACTTGTAGAAGGTGGTGGAGTAGTTTATATGTTCTATAGTTACTACAATGCTTATCCTACCGATACAATAGATAGAAAAGAAACCTATGGTTCTTTTGGATCTTGGACTACTAATATCTTATCTGCTGATGCTAGAATTCTTGCTGCTTATGCTGATGGAACTTCCGTTTTTTCTATCGGACGACCTTCTACTGTTAAGTTTGGAAAGAGAACTGGAGGAAGTTGGACTTTTTCGACTGTTACTTCTACAGCTACAGCACTTCTCACTGGAAAGCTCTTTGCAGTAGCTGATCCTGTCTTTCTTTCTATAGTTAATCTTACAGGAGATGACTATTATACTGCGGCAGATTTTCAAAATCTTAGCGGAGATTGGTCTACTGATACTCAGTTTTTAAATGATTTTAGAGCAGTAAGTATCTTTTGCTATCATGCTAATAAGAAAGCTGGTTATGCAGCTTATCCAACAGCATTAACTGAAGTAGGAAGAATTAGATATTTTACTGATTGGAAGTACAGAAAGAAATTTATCATCTAGAGAGGAGAAAACTCATGCCAGACTTTTCATCATTCAGACAAACTTACAAAGATCCTATTCAAGATGAAGCAGCAGTGAGAGGATATGAAGCAGGAAGAGGGGCGAGAGCTTCTGAGCTTGACCAGTTCTACACTTCCTTGGATCAGCAAGAGACTCAGTTCTCTCGGAGTTTAGCTTTTGAAGGGGAGAAGTTAGAGTCTTCAGAAGAGCAATTCTACACTTCCTTGGATCAGCAAGAGACTCAGTTCTCTCGGAGTTTAGCTTTTGAAGGGGAGAAGTTAGAGTCTTCAGAAGAGCAATTCTCAAGAAGCCTAGCCTTTGAAGAAGAGAAACTTGCCTCGACTGAGAAACTCTTTGGGGAAGAGTTAGCCTTTAAGGGGGAGCAGCTTGCTTTTCAAGAAAGAGAGAGTGAGCAGCAACTAGCCCTTGGGAGGGAGCAGCTTGCCTCTGAAGATACTCGCTGGAGAGATGAACTTGAGCAATTGAGAATTTGGCAGAATAGGCAGCTCGGGGAAGCAGCAGCTGATAGGACTTCTCGAGAGACTATGTTCAATCAGGAGCTTAATTTTAATCAAGGAAATCTGGATAGGAACTATGCCCTTGAGGCTAAGAAGTTCAACCTTGATGCAGCTATCAATGCTCCTATTACTAAGATCGGTGAAGGAAGATACGGGCAGGATATCCTTGGAAGAAACGCAAGTCCCTGGCAGATTACTGATACTGCCTTAGGAGTCCGTCCTTCAGGAACTCAGGAACTTTACGGGTCAGAGACTCAAGGGAGTCGAGAAACTTCAATGTTTAATAAGTACCTTAGCGCAGGAGGCTACTAATGGGTGAGCTAGGTCTTAGATTAATTCAAATGCTAGAAAAGCAGAAGGAGAAGAGAGATAAAACTGAACACTCTCAACTTACTCAAGCTTTTCAGAAGAGAGAGGCTAAGGTCAAGGGAGCTTTTAGTAACCTTCAAGAACAGTACTATCGAGCCTCTTCTCCTTCTATGAAGAACCATATTAGAAAATCCATGAAGAGCCTCTATGGTTCTCTTAATCAGTATGATCGAGTTGCTGCTGATCCTATGATCAAGGAGAATCCTGAGAGTCCACTGAGTGGGACTCAGGAGAGGCTTAGAGAGTTCTCTCTTAAGTTTCCTGAGCCGGCTCGTCCAGGGAGTTCAGGAACTTTAGACATTAGCAAGGATGAGAATGGAACTACTATAAGTGAGCCGGGAGTTGATCAGAGAACCTGGGCAGAGCAGTATTTCAACTACGAAGAGTGGAAGCGACAAAGAGATGAGAAAGTCTACGGAGAACTCAAGGCTCCTCGAGCTTTTCTTAAGTACGAGGGTGGGGCTTTTATTAGAAATGGAGAAGGTTTAATCTCTCATCTTACTGATAAAGACATCGAGTGGGCGGAGAAGTCAAAAGAGACTGGTGTTCCTATAGCTGATCTTATCCTTAACGAAGGTTATGTGGATGCTAAGAATCCTTTAGAGGAAAGAAGAGGGGATAGTATAGTAACCTTTAAGCAAGAAAGAAATGTCTTCAAGAATGATGGAAGAGATCCAGTAAGATACGTTGAAGCAGGTTCGAGAAAAGCATCTAAGAACTCTCCCGAGGGCTATCCCGCTGGAATGGCTAAGTTCCTTCGGGAAATAGGCTCAGGGGAATCAGACGATCCTCTAGTAGAGACTATAACAGAAACCTTTAAGAAAGAACTTAAGAACAAGCTACCCAAGGGAACAGCTAAGAGAATGCTTAAGTCTAACTTTCCAGGGTATAACTTTAGATTTGCTAAAGTAGATCCTAATGAACCTCTAGTCGAGTTCAACTGGATCTGGCCTAATGTGAGTAACTTCAGAGTAATACCTATCCGAGGGATTATCCAAAACTTTGGAACAGCAGAAAGTCCTAAGAGAGTTTCTGTAGATGAGAATGGTTTTATCTATGATAAATGGAATGTTAAACGAGGTCATGAGGATAACCTAGAGAGTGTCCTCTTAGCTATGGAGAATGACTAATGAGTTCTTTTATAGATGAGGATGAAGAAGACTTTACCGGGGGAAGCTTTGGAGAAGAAACAAAGACTGGTGGTTCCTTCATAACTGATGATGACTTTGATACTGACTCCGCTTTTCCATTAAACGGATTAGCCGAGAAGAAAGTTGAACCTCTGACTACTTTTGAAGAGGGGTTGGCTAGGACAAATCCAACCTTACTTGGAATCTATGGAGCAGGGAAGGAAGTAGGGAAGGAAGCACTTAAGATGATTCCTTATGGGAAGTATGCTTTGTCTAAGGAGAGGGAGGAGTTTGTTCAGATGAGTGAAGGGGAGCAGAGAGAAGCTCTCCTCTGGGATATGGCTAATGCTGCGATCTTTGCTGTATTGGCTAAACCTGGGGATCTTAAGACACTAAGTAGTTTCTTGCTGAAGAAAGCCGGAGGTACTAAGACACTGACTGGAAAGGGAATCTTTGGAGTGAGTAAGGCTGTTGAGGGAGTGCTTAAGGCTGACGTTAATCCGATGAAGTGGAAGGGGCAGATTAAGAGAGGCTGGGAAGTAGGGAAGATGCCTGGAGTTGATTTTGAGGTTAAGCCTTTCTTGTTTCAAGAGCAGATGGTTAAGTCTCTAAGAGGAAAGGGGATGAGTAAGGAGGAGGCGAAGGTAGTGAGTAAGGCGCTGAGTGAGGGAGGAGATGAGGCACTTGGGGAGTTGGTACTTGGAGAAGGAAAGAAGACTACTAAGGTATTTGATAAATGGGTGGAGAGTGGGGAGGGAGGGAGTAAGGTTAAAGATGCTTTCCGGAAGGCCTTCTCTGAACCTCTGGTCAGGGCTAAGTTCAATGCTCAGCAGTTTGAGAAAGCATTCTCTAAGGTGAGTGGAGATAAACCTTCTGAGGTTACTCGAGATGCTATGTTTAAGTTCTTCGCTGAGAAGAGTTATGGAGAGGCAGGGAAGGAGCTTACCCTCAGGGGTGCTGGAGATAATGAAATGAAAGCAATTATTCGAGGGATGCTCGATCACAGAGGGGATGCTAGAGCTGTTCTTAAGCCAGGAATGGGTTACAAGGAACCTGTTATGTTCATGCCTTCTCGAGTAGCTTTTGGAACTGGAGAAGCAATCTTCGGAACTCATACGAATATCTATGAGAAGATTGTGGCTGTGAGTGAAGCAGCAAATACTCTTAAGTTTGACTATGGTAGGAAGTGGCTCTTCAAGGGTAAGGAGATGGGTCTCTGGGGAGTTAAGGAAGGAAGTAAGAAGGGAGCTAAGGGAGTCCTGGGGAAGGCACCGAAGTTGACTAATTCTGCCTTTACTCAAGGGGAGCAGGACTTAGCCTATGGTGTGCTTAAGGAAGCGGATAATCTTTCAGGACTTCTCAGGAGGACTAAAAATCCTGAGGAAGTAGCTGAGTTGACTAAGCGGTTTGTGGCTAATGAAGCTAAGCTTGGGGAGAACTCTAATGCCTGGAAGATAGCTCACCTTTGGAGAGGGTTCTCTGATGAACTCTATGGAGATTATATCCTAGGTAAGGTTCCTCAGATCTTTGCTAAAGCAGGTATGACCTCAGCAGG